CCCTGTGGATAACTGCCGGTGATTGTGGAAATCTCGGGGGCGGACTACCAGACGGGCACCACGAACAACTGTTCGAATCTATTCAATAACATCTCCTCGAACAACTGTTCGACTGTTGCCAGCCCTCAACCCTTGGACATCTAACCCGCAAATGTCCACCGATAAAAGCCCCGCAACTGGTTGAACTTTCAACTACATCAACAGCCCGACACCCTTTGAAATGTCGACAAAACGACATAATCGGGTGACCAGTCAGACATTTTGTGTGACCATTAAAACCCTTCTTTGGTGTTGTTTGTACGGCATAGTCGTGTATAGTTCTACTTATCAGGCGCACCGCCTGAATTAACCCAAGAGGAGCAACAAGAATGACACGTAAAGATTACGTACTAATCGCAAACACTATAAATGAACTGATGGCAGACTTCAACAACTGCGGGGATGATTCAGTCTCTCTTTCGCTAGTCGCTGAAGAACTAGCGCGATCACTGGCAAAAGATAATCCCCGTTTCAATTCTGCCTTGTTCTTAGTTTCCTGCGGGGTGAAGTAATGGCGATCCACTTCTCAGACCTTTATGTAATTGCGGGGCTGTTGAATCAGATCTCAGAACAGGAGGCAGAACACAACACAGCCCGCGCCCGCCTTGCTTGGAATCTATCCCAGAAGGTCAGGGGCGAGGCTGAACACTGGGAGAAGTTCTTCCAAGCAAACGAGAAGGAGGGGGCGAAATAATGGAAGAGGGCGAGATCATTGACCTCATTGAAGAGGCTATCCACACGGACGGCCAAGAATTGAGCGATAGCGAAGTATTAGATTACATTGAACAACTACTGAAGAAGAGAGGGAACTAATGAACACAATCCACGCGGGAGACCGCACAAGCGGATGTACTGACTGCGCCAAGAATGACCCAACACTACGAGAGGAGGGCGCCCTGTCTTGGTTGGCAGAGGCGTGCCCTACCTACGCCGAGAGCGTTGGAGAGCTTTACAGTTGGAGCAGTAATTACAACAACTTCTCCCCATTTCGTAAGTTCTTAGACCTAATCGGTCACACGGAGGAGATGTACGGCGAAGAGATGCCGTTGGCAAACTGGGAGCGCCCTAGTTTTGAACTCGGCTATGTGGAACTCGGCAAACTAGGCGAGGCGCTGAGCGAGTACGCTAACCGCCCCGAGGACGTGACCCGCTTCATCGCTGAATTGCTAGAGGTAGAACAGGAGAACGGGCTATGAGTCTGACCTATCACGAGGTGAGAGACTTCTCAACTGTGGCGTGTTCGATCTGCCACGCCTTCAATCTGGAGGAGGAGTTGTGCTTTAACTGTAAAGGCACCCTTGAATGTGTGAACTGTTGCGGATGCGAAGAACTGGAGGAGGGCGAAGAATGATAACAAGAACTGAGGAGATTGAGGGCACTCACTTGGTGGGTTATGCCAGAACCACGCGTGAGTATCTCACGCAACTGTTTGGTGAGCCGATTGAGTACGAAGAAGGAGACAAGGTAACGATTGAGTGGGGCATCAAGATGGGAAAGACTGTTGCCACAATCTACGACTGGAAGAGATACGAAGACGGCACACCTGAACAACGCGAGCTTTATGCCTATCACATAGGAGGAGAGAGTGAGAAGGCACTCGATCTTGTGAATACGTTACTAGATTTGGGAAAGAGAATAGAACTATGAACAACTTAACAGTAAGAGGTTGGGTCGTGCTGGTAATCATCCCGACCTTGTTGGTGGTGTGGGGAATCTGGCAGGTTGCCGGACATCTCTGGTACGTGGGAGAGGGCGGGAACTGGTTGGGCTACTGCTGGGGAACAATGACTGAGTGCTATGAGGAGGGCAAGTAATGACAATTTGGAAGAGCGAACTCACTGAGGAAATGGTGAGCAGTTTAAGCGGGCAAGAGATCAGCCTACTGATTGAGGCTTTGAATGATTCAGTGCAAGAGGTGTGCGAAAACTGGGGGATGAAGTAATGGGATACGAGATGCAGTTAAACGACCCAGTATTTTATGACGATACTTGGTATGTAGAATGTGATGTGTGTGAGGTAGAGTACGACCGCAACACATACGACTCTAGCACTTGCGAGGAGTGCGAGAACAAACAAGTGGGGGAAGGCAAATGAATAAAGAATACCTAGAGGCAAAGTTCGACCTATGTATAAACCAAGCTGAGAAAAACTTACAAGAGGAGGAGATCGCGGAAGCGATCAAGAATCTACGCCGTGCCAACAGTGCTATGGCTCGTTTGTTTGGATTGGAAGAGGATGATGAATAATTTATGCGAAGAGGTAGGTCACTGTTATTTACACTTAATTGAACACGGTACCTGGTCTGGTATCTGGTGCTGCCAGTGCGAAAAGTATGTAGCTAAGGAGAACGATAGTGAGTAACATAAAAGCAACCCTTTATGGGCAGGTACGCAGTAAAAAGTTAGAGGAGGGGAGCAACATCTACACCATACACCCAAAGAAGTCTGACTTGATCTTATTCTATGAAGTAGTAGAACCTGATGGTGCTAACACGTGGGGCGGGGCTAATGCTGAGCAGTGCATACAGTGGCTAAGCCTTGCACCTAGTGGCAGTAGAGTACTGGTATCTGCGTGGGATAGTGATGAAGAGGACGCTCACTTGGTTGGGCAGACCATTGACATCACCGAGATAGTAAGGGCAGCGAGCTTATGATGTACTGGTTAGGGCTAGCGGTAGTGATGGTGGTAGCATACGGACTTATAGTGTGGGAGGACAAGATCAATGGAGAGTAGAGAGGTAAGCGGTATGCAAGCTATTTCGTACCGCAATTATAGAAGGGCAAGAGACCGAGCTTTAGTACGCCTGTCTCATTTATACGCTGACGAATACAGGCAGTTGCTTGTGGAAGAGAGGGAGTTAGATGAGCAAGAGGGCAAGAAGTGGGTTGGTGTTGCTGATAGTACCCGTCTTACTATTACTACACATACACGGGCGAACGCCGTCCCTGACGTTGCCGGACGTACCGATTATGAAAGAGCGGACGAAAGCTACGATGGAGGAGAAGAGTGAGAACAAGGCACTTGCAGTTAGTTACCTCCGAGCACTCGGTTACAACGCACAACAGCGACAGTGTGCTGTCGCACTTTGGACCCGTGAGTCCAGGTTCGACCACCTTGCTCGCCCAAGAGACTCTTCGGGCAAACCAATTAGCTCAGCTTTCGGAATTGCTCAGCTCCTTAGAGAGCGTAGTGGAGCACCTGAACTACAGATCCTTCACGCTGTACGATACGTTGAACACCGCTATCGAGGCAGTTTCTGTGGCGCTAAACGACACTCAGACAGAGTCGGCTGGTACTGAATAATCTTGCTGGGTTTCTAACCCTTTCCTAGCAAACAAAAAGCCCTCGCCGTAACTGGCGGGGGCTTCTTGCTAGCACTCGGTAGTATCTGACTACCTGGCTTAACTATAGCTTACGTATCCACACTTGTCCATTAACTGCTAAAGTTTCAAACTTACCCTGGTGTCGTGCAATAAAGAGGTTGATACCCAGCTTGGGTGCAAGGTGTGCGGGTAGATGAGATCCCCACGTGTAATCATCAAAGGCCATAATGCCACCGGACTTAAGCAGTGGCCAAGATAGTTCAGCATCTAGTAGCACACCCACTGTGGTGTGGTCTGCATCTATGTAGATGAAGTCGAATAAAGTATCTCTATGAGTAAGTAAATAATCAGTGCTAGTCATACGCTCAACGGATACTTGATACTCATACTCATCTATCTTATGAAGGTAAGTGTTATACACATCATCAAAGTCCATAGACTTATGGATCTCTTCATCAGATCCTTGCCAAGTATCTACATCAGTAAGGCGTGAGCCTTCACCTTGTAATACAAAGTCAAGCATCCACACACTAGCATCTCCGGTGTATGCACCGAGCTGCAAGAACTGTAAATAATCTTGACCCGCTAATGGAATTAGGAACCGCTCAAAGTTTTCTTGAGCTGTCTGCTTGAACCAGTTGGGAAACTTATCCTCCATTAGAGTAGAACCCTCCACCCTTGAACTGGATACTAGGTGCATCAAACTTACGGACCATCTCTATGTGACAGTCAAAGCAAGAGGGTGAACGCGGTTCATCGTGGATGCTACGCTCAATAGTTATCTCACTGTTGCACTCTGTGCAACGATAGTCATACATCATCTTTTGGTTTTCTCCTGACCATCTCAGCGCCAACCACGCTGGGCGATTTTTCTTTCATTAACTTCTCTATCTGGTAAGTTTCATAACCGTAAAGCATACAAAACATAGCAGCTTTGTAAGCCCAAAGACTTTCCAGTTGCTTAGTCTTATACATCAAAACAATTAACTCGTTGAGTTCTTTATCTTCCTCGTTGATCTCATCAATCAGTTTATCTACGTTCATTGTTCTTCCTCAAATGTTCCAATGAATTCACCATCAACACGATCAAGTCGGTAGGTTAACCAGTCATCGGGAGATCCTTTTTTTGTTGTAATGGTTTCAGGCGCATCAATTATCTGACCGTCTTTAGGTCCACCAATAAGTCTTATCTTCATAGTTGTACTGCCTCTTCGATAGGTAGATAACCTACTAACTTCTCCATCTTATGGTTGCGTGAGAACTCTGTGGTTGCTGGCATCCAACCAACTGACCACTCAGGTTCAGGTACATCCATCAGGTCAAAAGAAAAGACACCCTTCGGTGTCGAGTTAATGTAGAACGGAATCAGATCACGCTCAGCTGCTTGCGTTATCAGCTTGCGATACTTCATCTCTTCAATCAACAAGGTATCGTAGTGCGTATAGCGACACTTGAGTTCTATGTAGTGACCTGCCTGCTCACTGATGCAGTCAAAGGAATCGTAGATACCCTCAGACTTGGTAAGGTCTGGGTACAAACCCTCTTTGAGAAAGTTAAATAGATCTATCTCTTTCATTAACAGCACCTGTAATCATCATCGTAATCTTCACACCTTGCACCAGCTCGTGCTAACGCATCGTGAAGTGTTTGCAATATCTCTTGCTCGATACTGTCACGCATCTGCTCTCTTTCAATGCGTGCCTTCTTCTCAGCCAGTTCTTTCTGGTATTCAGGCGAAGCTGCATACTCTGCTTGCTTGCGCGCTCGCTCACTTATTTCGTGCTCTAGTTGAGTCTTGATCTTCTGAGACTCCATAACATAAGCGTGATAGTTCGCTTGGAACTTTTCACTCTTGAAGTATTGTTCTGCTTCTTCTAGTTCCACGGGCTAGGACCTCCTAGTAGTTCAATCAGTCTGCGTAATGCCTGTTGGCATCTGCGATCTGCGGTGGATACTGCACACTCTAACTGCCCTGCTATCTGCTGCAGTGTGTAGTTATCAAAGTGACGTAGGCGCAGCAGTAGTTGGTCTTGTACATCTAGCTTCAAGAAGCAACGCTTGATGTCAATAAGAGTTGCAAGTAGATTGCCACCTTCAGATGGTGATGACTTACCCTTGGGTTGTCCATCCTGAATCATCTGTTGTATCTGCTCTAGCACTGTGCCATCTACAACGGATGCAATAACAAACGGAAGTAGCTGACCTAGCCCTGCGCTTTCATAGTAGGCTTCATCAGTTGTCTGATACCCAGACTTTAACGCCTTCTCCTTGCGAGAGTAGCGCTCTGCTACACGCCTCATCTGAAATGCAATACGACTTTCATTGTGCTTACGCTTTTCCTCGTCAGGTTCTAACATCTGTTCATTGATGTAAGCAGTGCGAGTCACAGCCCAAGCCATACACTCTTGCTTGATGTCATCTTTTTCCACATAATTCTTATACCTGCGGTGAATAGTTGTAGCCACCGCCGGCACTAAGTCATACACAACTGGATGTAGTTCAGTCATTGTCCTGTGTTTCAGGTTCTTTTGTCTTGACAGTATCAAGTATGCGTTGAGCTTGGATGTCTAAGGCTTTAGCCCAAGCTGGCTTTGGGTGCTCAGTCATTCTCAACCTCTGGCCACACACCATCGAGTACCATCATTGCAATAGCTGAGTAGTTCAGTAGATCTAAGAATGAATCACGCAACGACTCGTTGCTTGGTTGTACGCCTGAGTCAAGCAGGTTGTTGATGCGAGCTATCTTGTCCCACATACGTACACGCAGACCATTAAGTGGTCCACCTGGTGAGTGAGCAATGTTCTTTGGACCGTAGTCGTGATGCTTACGCACCAAGAGATTACCTGCTTGGTCCATAATGCGCCAGACATCTGCAATAAAGGCAGCATCTATCTTGTCTGTATAGGTCGAATCAAGAGTGTCTCGGTTTCCATATTGATCTCTAGGATCTGGAAGCCCATATGCTGCAAAATCTGTACCATCTGTAGCCATTCACTCTTATCCAATCTGCTCACCTACTAGCAAAGCACGTGTGGCATCTGCCCCGTGCGCTAGGTAGTAGTCGTTAATGTCCATACCTGGAGGCAAGGTTACTATGGATGAGTTCATTACCTCATTAGCAACACGCTTGGCAAACTCAGCTCCTGGGTTGGAGCCATCCTCCTTGATATCATTGTCACCAACAACATAGATAGTTTCATACCCGCTAAATAACTTTGGGAAGTGTGACTTCCAAGCAGCAACCCCTGGCACACCAACAGCTGGGATACCTAGCACACCGCTAGTAATGACTGCATCTAACTCGCCTTCACACACCACGATATGTGGTGAGTCAATGGTGATATCGCATACGTTATACAGGTGTGCCTTCTGCCCTGTCGGGCTACCATACTTAGGCTTACCATCATCTATACGTCTGAACTTAAAGCCCACGCAACTACCACTGGCAGTGATGTACGGGATAGACAGCCAACCTACGTGCATCTCGTGCCCATTAAGTGGTTCTGTGACAGTACCCAGCTGGAACTTAGCTGCGACTAATTCAGATATCCCACGTCCTGCTAGCACGCTTAGTACCTCTGGACTTATTGCCTGTGCGTATCGCTGCGCCGCTTCCAGAAGCAATTTCGATTGCACGTTTGATGCCATCTACGAACTCCAAATTCTCTAGTATGCAGACTATGTTAACTGCATTGCCACCCTTACCACAGGTCTGACAGTAGTAAAGGTTTGTCTCAACATTCATTGAGGCAGATCTGTGTGAGTCATTGTGCATCAAGCACCTGACTCTTATCTCACCGGTGCCACCTCGTACCTCACCGCCAAAGAAACTAACAATAGGTTCTATTGGGATTGCGTTTGCTTGGACTCTATTACTCTTGTGTGCCCTGGCCCAGTCTTGTGTTGACATACGCACCCCTTGAAGTCGCACTTGCTGTGCCACGCAGTGGCACGCTTGATGTGGTTAGCTCTGTTCTCAGAGCCTGCTCTAAGACAGTTCTGGCAAATCATCTTCTACCTCTTCGACAACCTCTTCAACTGTCTCTTCTACAACTGGCTCTGCTGGTGTTAGCCAAGTCTCTGTACTTGTAATCTCTCCACCTGGTACTGGCATTACTGTTTCTCCTCTGCAATTACCCAATATATTCTAATCATTCGATTAAAAATATGTATGACAAATGAAGGACCAAACCAATTTCTATCGTTGGTAAGGTTCCACGTTTTCTTACTTACATAAAGACCAATGCCTAAAAGAAAAGGACTTCTTTCAATCCTGAATCTAATCATTGCTTCTCCTTTAGCCACTGAGTTAAGTCTTGGATTACCCAAGCCTGATCTATTGATGCGTTGCGACGCTTAACTACCACGTATGACAGAGGCACTTGCCCCAAACCTCTAGCCTGTGAGTAGTTAAGCGCCTCAACTTGTGCTTCTCTCCAGAACTCTGGCAGGGAAAGAGTCTGCCTATTCTTTAGCTCTAGGATATAGGTTTCTCCAGATATGATTACCACCATATCTCCCTCATCCTTTGCCCCAGCTTTTGTCAGACGCTCTGCCATTACGCCTTTACCGCGTAACCATTTCATAACATCTGTCTCGAACTGAGAACCCTTGCGTCCGTTCTTATTCGCCATTATCGTCTGCCTGAAAAATGCTTGCAAAGCAAGGTGAACAAACGAACAGGTATCTATCTTTTGGTAGTTGAACCAAAGTGAACTCACCTTGATAGACACGATTAGGACAACCACCTACATCGCAAACATCTGAAGGACTTATCACATAAGAATTATATGAATAATCTAACATCAGTTATCGCCATCTAGTTTTACCTGATTGACCTTGAAGACTTGGACTCCATCTTCTTCTTCCACTCTGACTATGTTTGCCTGGATAAGCAGTGATGCGAATGCAGCAAAGTCTTTCTCTAATTTATTGATGCGGTTCTTTACATACTGCATCTCTGTATTAACCATTGTTGATCCACTCTCCTCGCTCTACGCAAACTTTGTATGGCATAGTAGATTTAGTTGCTGCGTTGTATGACCACTGTGTTTCATACTTAACGCAAGGACCTTGTGATTCTTCTTTGTCAGATAGATACATAAAACTAGAAAAAATACCAATGAGTATTACCACTGATACAGCACCCCAGCGCCAGTCTTCGTTTTCTACCGCAAGAATTGCTGTTGCAAGTAACGCACCTACTACAGCAACAATAAGTGTTGCTGCAAAGATATAGCTAAACATTGTATCCTCCTTGGTATCCAGCCATTGCATCTCTCCTTAACATCCAACCAAACTCATCTTGGTCACCGATCTGACACGCTGCATAGTTTACTAGCAGTTGTGCATAATCGGAAGCATCTGCTGTGTGTGGACCAAATCGGTTCTTCACAGCTGCAACTGCCAAAGTGTTTTGATTGGGGTCATAGCCCAAGGTAAGTATCAATGCAGGTAACTGACTGACCTTGCCGTGGATAGAACGTCTAGCAGGTGGCTTAGTAGTTGACCCGTACTCTGACTGCTCAGAGACGTGGTGCAGTACCAATACACAAGCCTCAGTCTTGCGTGCCATATCGTGCAACTCCATCATAATTGCACGTAGCCCTGACCATTCATTGTCTGTCTCTGCTGCCACGTTCATTAGATTATCTATGATGATAAGTTCCGGTGCTTCGCCGTAGAGTTCTACGTAAGCTCTTATCTCTAGTTCAAGATCATCTATTGAAGGTGATGAATCAAAGACCCATTTGATGTGGTCTATCTTTTGAAAGTGATGGTCGTAGTAGTGACTGTCTCCAGCCAAGTTGTTCTCAACAGAAATCTGTGAGTGACCTGATGTATGAGAAGCTGCTCTCATCATCACGGTAGTTGTATCAGTATCGGCAGAAAAGAAAAGCGTAGGCACCTTTGCTTTGATTGCATAGATCAATGCGAACATTGACTTACCAGCGTTAGGTGCTGCTGCAACCATACATACTTGCCCACGTCTAAACTTAATCTGTTTAGCAGCTAACCCAACCCATACGTCAGGTAGTGGTGTTGCCTTGGTAAGCACACCACCCCACGCACGGGATAGATTAAGCAACGTCTTCCTCCTGATAGATCTTGATACCACGCTCACGTCTGATGCGTTGACGATCTCTAATCGTCAGACCACCCCAGATACCGTGAGCCTCGTTCTTGATACCCCATTCAGCGCACTCTCTGCGGTGAGGACAGCCATTGCAGATGTTCTTTGCAAAGGTAGCATCAACTGTAGATGCGCCAGGGATACCAGATTCATTATCGGGAAACCAAAAGTCCCCGCCTACTGTTGCACAACTAGGAGCTTCGTAAAACCTCGGCTCCCGCATTTGTTATCGAACCCAGATAGCGTCGCACTTATCTGTTGCACCCTTTGGTGCAGCACATAAATACCCCTTCCAAGGCTTGCCCTGTGCATTGACACCTTCACGGTATGTCATTACTCCGTGACGGCAACTGTTACCACTGGTTGCCTGTGGGTTTTGCATTGTTGCCCCAGCTGGCGTTGTTGCAACAACTGAACCACCAAGTGCCTGAGCAACTGATGCAACTGATGGTAATGATGATCCAATAGCGTGTGGATTTGTCAACAACTCTGCCTCTGTTGTCTTAATCAACGCAGAGATCATTGAGATATCTGTGATCTGTACTTCTAATTCTTTAATGCTGTCTGCATAGATGTTAATTAAAGTACCGTCTTTGTGTGTCTTGAAATTGATCTGGTACTTTGTTGTTTCTGC